CAGCTACTCATCGTGTAACAAACCTTGTGACGTTCCGTGGAAGTAGTGCGGTTACAGCATGCGCTCATCGTCCTGCAGCCAGAGCCTGGGCTTGCCGGTGACGCCTGCATGCGTAGCCGCATTTCCGCAGGTCAGGTAGCTGCGCCCTGGTACATCTTGATCGCGCCCGTGCGGTCCACGAGGGTACCATCTCCTCTAAGTATAGCACGGAAGGTCACAAGGTCCGAACCGAAGGCGAAGTCGTCCGAACGCTCGAACCTCACGCCTCCCACCAGCCTCACGAAGTACTGGCTGAAGTCGCCGAACGCGATGGACTTGGACCCGGTCGCCATGGCGGGCATGAACGGGTCGGCGACCAGGGGCTTGCCGAGCAGCAGGTCGGGAGACCCGAGGACCGCGGACGGTTCCCAGATCGGCCTGCCGACCGTGTCGGTAATTTTCCTGAACCCGCCGATGGTCTTGTCCGCGGCCAGCCAGTAACACGACCTTGATTGTCGGTATGGAGCTATTACGCTGTACTCCAGGTCGACCAGGTTGGCGTAGCTGGGCGCGCCGGCCACGCCGGTCACCGAGCCGGTCACGCCGACCGTCGCGGTGCTGACCAGGCCGGCCGGCTGGCCGGTGCCAGTCCCGTTGACCAGGTCGTTGCCGAAGGCATTGCCCAGCGCGCGTCCCGCCTGCATGGCCAGGTACCCGAGGAGATCGACGGCCGTGTCGTCAATGAGCTCGCGGGCGACCTGGAGCATGATGCCGTACTTGAAGGCCGACAACGGCTGCATGCCGAACGTCGGGTCCGACGTCGGGAGCGTGCCTGCCTGGGCCGCGGAGGCCGCGGTGGAGTGCGCGGTCGTCTTCGGCACCTGCAGCGTCTCGCCGCCTCCGGTGTTGAGCACGGTCGGTCCGCACTGCATGACACCCGAAACTTCGATCAGGTGTGCGATGAGCATGTCGTAGAAATCGATCGGCACGATACTGCTAGCGGAACCGCCCGTCCCAGCAGTCAGGACGCGGTAGTTGATCGGGCCGAGCTCGGGTGCGCGGCGGATCTCCAGGGCACGTCCGGCGCCCTCGTCTCCGCGCGCCCACTTGCGGACCTCGTCCAGCATCTTGGACCCGCCGGCGGTGCGGGCGGCCTGGCCCTCAGCGGGCTTGCGGCCGGACAGCGCGTCGAACGCGTCGTCGGCTTCCTTGGCCCGCTTCTCGGTGTCCAGGACCGCCTTGATCCGGACGTCAAGCTTCTGCATCTCCTCCTGCATCGCGTCCCACTTGCCCTGCTCCTCATCGGTGAGGGCGCGGTTCTCGGATGCGGCGGATTCGGCGATGCCCTTGGCCTCCTCCCATACCTGGAGGCGCCGATCCCTCAGACGCTTTGCGACTTCAGAAGGCATTTTCTTTCCCTTTCGCGTTGGTTGCCTTCTGCACCTGCGCTCGCTCCGTCCGTTGATCAGCTACGGCCTCAGCGCGCTTGCACTGGTTACTGCGTGGTTGTTACTCCTCGTCCACCCAGGGGTCTTCCATGTTGGCCTGCAGGGTGAGCAGGGCCTGGGCACCGGTCAGTACCGGCTTCTTGGGCGGCCGGACGCGCTGGTCAGGCTTCGGCCTGCCGCCGTCGATGTCGCGGTAGCGCTTGAAGAACTCCATCGCCCGGCCTTCGTTGAGCCTGCTGCGGACCTCCTCCACGTCGGCCTGCACCCAGTCGGCGAGGCTCTGGACTGCGCCGTTGAGCGCGCGGGCGCCGGCGGTGGCATCCGGGTAGGCCGGGTCCAACACGGGCGCCACGTCTACCAGCTGCACCGACAGCAACGTGCGCATCGGGTAGTTGAACTCCGACACGCCCCACTCGTCGCCGCCGGGGAACACCCGGAACGCGAACGAGCTGTGCCGCACGTCGCCGCGGGTCACGTATTCGAGGACGTCGGCGCGGGCGTGCGGCGGATTGACCTCATAGGCGAGCCCGGTCTGGTCAGTGGCCAGCCGCAGCGTGCCGGCGTGCGTGGTACCCAGCAGGGCGTCGTCCTTGTGGTTGTACCTGCAGACCACGTCGGGCCAGCCGAGGGTCTTGGTCTCGTTGAACGCGGTCGGGTCCACCTGCTCCACGAAGCCGCCCAGCTTGCGGCTCAGCTTGCCGAACGCCGCCGCGTAGCCGTAGATGAACTGCGGGCCGTGCTCGGCCTCCTGGCGCACCTCGGGCGGGAACCGGGTGAAGCGGCGCTCGGGCATGCCGTCCGGGGGCAGCTCGCCGAACGCGGCGCGGTTGTCGCCGGAGACCGTGACCCCGAACTTGCGGCATGCGGCCAGGATCTTGCTCATGGCCTGCTTGCCGAAGGGCGACTGCGGAGCGCGAGCGAGTGCATTCCTAGCGTGAGCCTCGTCATGCACAGGAAAGTGCCGCTTGCTCCTAGGTATCGTCTTCCCCCCGGCATCCTTAGAGCCACCAGGCTCTATATAGGCAAAAGCAGAATCGGGGAGGTCGTTGATGGCCGCTGACGTCATCTCGGCCCTGGATTCACTCATGTAACAGACCTTTCATCAGTGACCATCGCCGCCGTTTCCGCTGCCATTCGCCCCGGACAGCACCAGGTCCCGCTTGCTCGGGATCCAGGCGCCCACGAACTCGGGGCCGTCCGCCTGCCGGTGGGCCTGGGCGCGCTCCGCCGCGCGCTTGGCCTGCAGGAAATTCCAGATGAGCTCGGCGTCGTCGCGCTCCTCGCGCGTGCCGTAGTGCCGCTGGGATCCGATGATCTGCCCGAGCATCTGCTCCGCCGAGGGAACCTCGGGAGTCGGCGCGGGAGTCGGCGCGGCGAGCCCTTCCTTGGCCAGGTCCTGCAGCTTGTCGGCCGCCAGGTCCATCTCCAGGTCGATCGCCGACTCCATCGACTTGGGGATGCCGCGGATCGACCGGGCCATCGCCACCATGACGTCCAGGGGGATGTACTCGTTGCCCTGCCCGCCGGGGATCGGTTCCAGGTCCTCCAGGTCGCGCATCTCGTCAATGGACCGCAGGCCCATTGAGCGCTGCAGGTCGTAGATCTCGGTGCGGGTCTTGAGATCGGTCTTGAGCATGGCATCGCTGTTGAAGCGGCAGTACCGGTTGGTCGGCAGCAGGTTGAAGAACGCCGTCTCCAGCCTCACGAGCCACGGCCGCAACGCTTCTATAACTTGCAGTGTGCTTTGCTCTACAGTATTATAGGTCAAGCTGTCCCCGCGAGTACCACCAATGCGATCTGGTGGCAGGTTTAGCACCGAGGCAATCTGCGTCGCATTCATCCGTAGCGCCTCAATGAACTGCGCTTCGCTCGGCGGCACCACTACTGGCTTGTAGTCCCAGTCGCGTCCGTACACCAGCGGCTCACGGCGGCGCATCGTGGACACGAGCATGGCCCGGATCTCCTGGGCCTGCTCGTCGGAGACCTCCAGCTCGTTGTTCTGGAAAGTCCCAGGTGGGAAACCCCCGGCCATATACCAGTCGGTCCCGTAGCGCTCGGCCTCCAACCCGGACAGGATGGTCAGCGCGAACGCGCGCAGCGGGGAAATCCCCTCGATGCGCCCGGGCAAGCTGAACGCCTTGACGTGGAACAGCTCGCTGCGGTCCATCAGCCGGCCGTAGACGTAGATCCGGGCACGCATCGGGTTCCACGGCTGCATCTCGTCGTCGGTGACGTTGACGTCCTCGGGCGGGATCCACTCAATGCCGCTGGGCAGCCCGTAGCCGTCGCGCCCGGTGATGTACCCCCACGCGTTGCCCTGCAGCAGCAGCGACGTCATGGCCGTGAACAGCCAGTCGAAAATCGTTCCGGTGGAGCTCGGGTTGTCGAAAATCGACGGGCCGGTGTACCGCCGGGTCCGGTTGTCACGCGGGCCGGGCTTGACGTACAGCTTCAGCGGCAGCGCCGCGCACGAGGACGCCAGCAGGTTGGTGCCGGCGTACAGGGCGGGCAGACCGAGAGCCCGGTCGGTGCCGAAAACCTGTCTACTAGGATGGACAGGCCCTCCAGTATCAAAACGCCTAACCAGTAAGGACTGTCCCAAGGGCGCCAAGGCACCCCGCCAATCACACGTGTCTCAGCCCTGCTCGACTGGATACGCTCGAAAAGTCCCATACTCCCATATCACCCCCTCTCACACGAAAGAGGGTGCGCAGAAGAACCGCTGACGCGGCAGGTGATACGCTCGATCGCCTTCACGGACCTGAAGGCTCCCCTGCGGACGGACGGACGGACCCGGCTCCGTTCCGGCCGCGGGCTATGGCTAACGCAAGGTTACGTCTGTTTATGAACTCCCGCCAGGCTGGCCGGCGTTTTCGATCCTCATTCCTGACAGCCCGGCCTCCGCGCGCTCGTACAGCATGGCCACGATCGCCTCGGCGA